GGGAGGGAAAAAAGAATCTCACATGATGCCAGATGGATCAATGATGAGAGACGATGACCCATCTATGGATTATGCTCATGGTGGAGAAGTCCGTATGGCAGACGTACGGTTTAACAGCAAGCGTGGTAAAACTTATTGATATGGCAGAGTATCAAGGCAAGAAAGTAAGTTTAAACAGTCCTCGTAGGATCCGAAAAGGTGAGCCGAGTCATGGCAAAAAGAAATCTGTGGTCTTTGTAAAAGATGGAGACAAGGTTAAACGTGTAACTTTTGGTGATCCAAACATGACAATTAAGAAAAACATACCGGGGCGTAGAAGTAATTTTAGAGCCAGACATAATTGTAAAGATCCAGGGCCTAAGACCAAGGCTAGGTATTGGAGTTGTAAAGCATGGTAAATATGGATCTTGCTGACATGGCAAAATATCTATATAAGAGAATAGAAGAGCGTCAGACCGATATAGGGCTTGCTCTTTCTAACGGTGCTGTTAAAGATTGGGAACAGTACAAAATGTCTGTAGGAGAGATACGGGGACTTTCCTTTGCCAGAGAAGAAATTAAATCCCTGCTGGAAAAAGGAAACGTAGACGATGTCGAAGACTTTATATCTTCCTGAACACGTTACGCAGAAAATGAACAAAGAAAAATCTTTGAGCAAAGCGTATGTTGATACCAAAGAAAAGGTATTAGATCCCTCTCTTCTAGAAAAATCATTACTTGAACGTGTTCCTCAACCTACTGGGTGGAGGATACTTGTGATGCCTTATCAAGGCAGAGCGACAACGTCTGGGGGTGTATTTGTACCAGAAGAAGTTCGTGAACGTGAGTCAGTGGCTACAGTGGTAGCATATGTTTTAAAGCTAGGACCACTAGCTTATAAAGACGAAAAGTATGGATCAGAACCGTGGTGTAAAGAAGGTCAATGGGTTTGCATTGGTCGTTACTCTGGATCTCGGTTTAAGATTGAGGGCGGTGAAATTCGCATCATTAATGATGACGAGGTAATCGCAACAATACTAGAACCTGATGACGTTAAACATATTTAAGGGAAATAATATGCAAGAAGAACAAGAAGAAATTATAGTTGAAACACCTGAAGAAGAGTCGAAACAGAATGTAGAGAAAGAGCAACCTGTAGAGACTAGTTCTGAAGTCGTAGTTGAAACACCTGAGAAAAACGAATCATCTAATCAAGATGAAATAGATTCATACAGTAAAGGTGTTCAAGCTCGTATAAAAAAACTTACAGAAAAATATCGGCAAGAGGAACGCGATAAAGAAGAAGCGGTAACTCTTTCCAAAAGACTAATAGAAGAGAATAAAAAACTACAAGGCAGAGTTAAGGCTTTAGATACTGGATACCTTTCTGAATATGGAGGTCGTTTACAAGCACAGTCCGAACAAGCTAAACGAGTTTATACTGAAGCATACGAAGCTGGTGACGCAAATAAGATGGCTGAAGCTCAACAGGCTATGACTGCTATTGAGGTGCAACGACAACAATACAACACCGCAAAAGCTCGAGCCGACCAACAAGCCAAGATGCCGGCTCCGCAACAACAGCCACAGCAACAACAGAACTATTCACCACCGCAGCAACAACGGCCGTTACCTAAAGCAGACCCCAGGGCTCAGTCTTGGGCAGGACAAAACAAGTGGTTTGGTGAGGATAAAATTATGACCAACGTTGCCTTTACTATACATCAAGGTCTAGTAGAGGAAGAAGGGTTTGACCCGAAGAGTGAAGAGTACTATAGTGAAATAGATAGTCGGCTTCGTAGAGAGTTTCCTCATAAATTCGAAGCAACTAAAAAAACGGGAGGAAGTAGCCAGGTCGCCTCTGCTGGTTCTTCCGCATCTCGCAGTACAAAACAGGGACGCAGGTCGGTTAAGTTGACGCATTCTCAAGTAGCGATTGCAAAAAAACTTGGCGTACCTTTAGAAGAATACGCTAAACATGTAAAAGACTGAGGATAAAAAATGTCACAAACAACTGAAAGAATTTCTCGTAAGAGTGATACCCGTGAGAAAGCCTCACGCAGAAAGCCTTGGGCACCGCCCAGCCGTCTAGATGCTCCAGAACCTCCAGAGGGCTATGTGCATCGTTGGGTCCGAACTGCCATGCGTGGCGAGGAAGACAAAATGAACGTTAACGCAAAGCTGCGTGAAGGATGGGAACCTGTTCGTAAGGACGAGTATCCAGACTACGAAGCACCAACTATCGACGATGGTCGTTACGAGGGCGTTATCGGACAAGGTGGTTTGATGCTGTGTCGTATACCTGAAGAAACAGCCCGTGAAAGAAACGAGTATTACGGGGGCCGAACCCGAGAGCAAATGACCGCTGTTGATCAGGACTTAATGAAGGAGCAACATCCTTCGATGCCTATTAGTAATAGTAGGCAAAGTCGTGTAACCTTCGGAGGCTCAAAAAGAGACTCCGACTAATTTTAGGAGATTGCTGAAATGGCAAATACTAATGGTGCATTCGGACTTCGTCCGATTGGTGTAGTCGGTCAGGCTGCGAACACTACTGGTATGACTGAGTATCGCATTGCTTACGATAACAGTAACGCAATATTCCAAGGTTCCCCTGTTATTCCTCTATCAACTGGTTTTATTGCCAGAGTTGGAGCTGCTGCGGGTGGTACTGTTGGACTTGTTGGTGTTTTCTGGGGCTGTGAATACATTTCGTCTACCACTGGTGAAAAAGTTTTTTCAAACCACTGGCCAGGTTCTGGTGCGGATTCCGTTCATCCCGTCAAGGCTTTCGTCTATGATAATCCCATGCAATCATTTATTATTGCTTCTGATGGTACGCTTACAAATGAAGCTACCGCTAGAGCACATGTGTTTGCTAATGCTAATTTTGCTAATGGACAATCCGGTTCTACAACCACTGGAATTTCTAGTGCAAAACTAGCAGTAGGAACTATCAATACCACTGCTAACTTAAATTTAAGAATTATGGGATTTCAAGAAGATGTCTCTAATTCTGATTATGCTGCTGCTGGTATCCCTGTAATCGTTCGTTTAAACAACTCCTTCAATAGTGCCAATGGTGCGATTGCTGGTGGTACTGTTTCAACGACAGGCGTGTAAGGAGGCTAACATATGGCTATTGCTCGTGCCCAACTAGCTAAAGAGCTAGAACCAGGTCTCAACGCTTTGTTTGGTATGGAGTACACTAAGTACGAAAACCAACATGCAGAGATCTATACAACAGAATCTTCTGATCGAGCATTCGAAGAAGAAGTTATGTTGTCTGGTTTCGGAGCAGCACCTACTAAATCAGAAGGTTCTGCTATTAACTTTGACGATGCTAACGAAGCATACAGTGCTCGTTACAACAATGAGACAATCGCACTTGCGTTCTCTATTACAGAGGAAGCAATAGAGGATAACTTGTACGACCGCCTTGGTAGTCGATACACTAAAGCTCTAGCTCGTTCGATGGCTCATACAAAACAAGTTAAAGCTGCTACTATTTTAAACAATGCATTCACCGCTGGTGCTTCAGCTGGTGGAGATGGGGTGGCACTTTGTGCAACTAATCACCCTTTAACAAATGGTAGTACTTTTTCTAACACTCCTGCTACTCAAGCTGATTTGAACGAAACTTCTTTGGAAGACGCTCTTATTAAGATTGCAGGATTTGTCGATGAAAGAGGCATGAAGATTGCTCTTCGAGGAATGAAACTAATTATTCCAAGACAGTCGCAATTTATTGCTGAACGTTTAATGGTTTCTAACTTGAGGGTTGGAACGGCAGATAACGATACAAACGCAATCAGATCAATGGGAATGTTACCTAACGGCTACGCTGTTAATGACTTCTTAAACGACCCTGATACGTTCTTTATTCTATCTGACGCTCCGAGAGGTTTTATTCACTTTGAAAGAACTCCTCTATCTACAAGTATGGAAGCTGACTTTGATACTGGAAACATGAGATACAAGGCCCGAGAGCGATACAGCTTTGGGTTCAGTGATCCTAGATGTGTTTTCGGTTCGCAAGGAGCGTAACTTACTAGGCACAATATGCCTTAACTTAGGGGGGATACTTAGGTATTCCCCTTTCTTTTTTCTATCTAATAGTGTAAACTAACTTATCCCTGACAATCACATGGTGTGATTGACTTTAACGACAGAGGAGAAGAATATGGGAACGACTACTTTTTCCGGTCCGATTAGGGCAGGCAATATAAAGAATACAACGGGAACTGCCGTTGGAACAGACATAGCAAACGTTGGCTATGTCGTGATGACTCAACAACATGTAATGGATCTTTCTGGCGGTGCCGTTGCAGCGGAAGCTACGAATATAGTAATTCCTGCAAACTCTAAGATTGTAGACATAATTATTGATTTAGAAGCAGCTGCAAACTCAACATCAAACATTAGTGTTGGTGATACTGTAGGCGGTGCAGCAACTCTCGTTAACGCAGTCGCTTCTGGAACTACTGTAGGTATTAAACCGTTAGGTGCTTCTGGTGGTGGTACACTTACATGGAAA